GCCCATTTGAGTAGTTGAGTTGTCAGAACCAAAGCCGTTTTCAGAATACAAGTAATATTCGTTTTTAACTTTTTTGATTGGAATACCTGAATGTGGATCTTTATCTTTCTTATCCATTTCGCGAATAAGCTTAAGTTTACGTGGATCTACGTATCTAAGTTCCTGAATACCATCTCTGATATTTTCGTTATCGATAATACAATGATAATTGATTCTGCCATCAACATAAAACTTACTAAATATGTCGTATGCAGCATTAGAAAAATCTAACAATGCAAGTACTTCTTGGAATTCTTCTGTAACTTTATCTTTAACTTTGTCTGGTAAATCTACATCATCTAGCACAAGTTCAACAACATCATAATCTAAATCTACGCTAATTGCTTCATTCACAATTTCGTCTACAGCTTGAGTAATTTCAGGCTGCATTGCTAAACCGCGATATTTTGTTACCAATTCAGATTCGGTTTTAGCGTTACCTTCCATATCAAGGATGGTACTATAAAACCCGCCCATTGCATTACCGACGGTGATAGCACCGTCGTCATTAATAGGCTCGGCAAAAGAGACTGGTATATTACCACCAGCCTCTTCGTCGTCTTCTCTTTTTATTTCAAAGCCAAAAATCTTCACTCTATTTCCTCACATTATATAATTAAGTAGTCGGAACGCCGGTATTACCTTCAACTCTCCATAAATCATACTGGAATGTAATACTGAATTCTTCGATTGAATCTGTTTGAGACCAATCTAATTGAATACCATCAACAGAAATTGGGAACATACCTTCAAAAACGTACGTGCGCAATGGTGAACCATCTTTACTATATTGTGTAACTTGTCCAGTAGACTTATACTGCTGAGGCAAACCTCTTGAGTTTGAGTCGTGCGAGTTGATGAAGTTCATCCACTCTTCCATTGAGTTACGAATAGCAAAGTCTTCGTCGTTGATTACGGTTACTGTCCAGTCTGCGAATGTTCTATCACCAGCGTACTTTACCTGGCGCCCAAAATAAGGCACCGTGTATTGACCAACTGTTGACTCTGGAATTCCAGCTGCTCTAATCATAAATGGAATTTTGATATCAGCAGCTGGATTAACAGGGTTAGTGATTTGACATTGGAAGAGTGTAGGACGTGCACCGCCACCGACAAGCTCTGATTTGAACTGGTTGATGTTAAATGCCATGTGTCTTTCTCCTATTTAAATCTATTTATTAAGCGATTTGGCCAACGATTTCGTCAAATTCTACGCCGGTTCTAGTTGCAACGAATGTAAGTTCGATAACGTTAATAGAGCGGGCAGGTTTGATGAAGATGCTTGCACGGAATTTGTTTTGATCAATAACCTCAGGAGTATTAACTGTAGAGTCTGAAATAACTCTATAGTCAATAATACCACGACGTCCTTGAATATCACGTAGGAAAGGATCTACGATATTCTTGAACTGTGTCTGAGAAAACTCATCATTGAATTCGAACAAGAAGCTTTCAGCTGCTGTAGCAATTGATTTCTCAACTGCAATAAACAATCTGCGAACATTGATGCGATCAAAAGCGCTCGCCGTACCAAGACCTGTTTTGTCACCAAATAGTACAATACCGCGACCAGTCTGTGACATGACTGGGTTAATATCTGAACTATATAGTTGGTCTCTTTGTGGCTTGCTTGGGTTAAACGCTAGTTTAACGATATTCTTGATAATACCTTTTCTATAGCCAGCTGGTGATTCCCAAGGATCTACTCTTGAAGCAAGACCTGCCATGTCGCCGTTTAGAGGAGTCCAACGATATTTGTCATTGTACTTGTCATAACGGTACTTATAACCGCTATCCATAAACCAGTAAGAAGAGTTTTGGATCTTATTACGGTATGCAATAGCGTTTTCCATCTTAGAGTTAGTTTTAAGCTCGTCTACTACAGCTTCTTTAGATGGTGATAGGAATGCTACACAATCTTTTCTGTAATCTGCAACGTTTGAAACGATGTAGTTAGCTCTGATACCAGCATCATCACCTTTACCCTGAAGAACAAAAGAAATATCAATTTCGTTTGTATTCTTTAAAGTATCCCAAGCAAAGGCTAGTGAACCAAGCGTTGCTGATGTTTCAGTTGAAGCATCTGTACCACCTGCCATTGTTTCATAAACGTTTTCTGTAGCATTTGCAGTACCAATTACGGTTGTGTTTGCAATTGAAACCCATGAAGACATGTTTTCAATAACAGTTTCGTAGTAATTAGTTGCGCCTTGAGCAGTTGTTGCACCTGGCGTAGTTGACAGGTTTTCAAATACTTCAAGTACTGCGTTTGGCGTACCACTGATCAAGCCATCTTTGTCAATAACAGCAACGTGTAGGTGGCCAGCAATTGGTGCTTTGCCAAATACTGAGCTGTGCTGCCATTTTTTAACAACTGATAATCTGCTTAAATCTGATTCTGCAAGTGTGTATCTGCTAGTAAATGTGATGGATTGTGTAGAACCAATAGCAACAGTTACTGCAGTGTTACCTGTACCAAATGTCTGTTCAATATCTGTTAAAGATGCTGTTTGAACAACCAATTCTTGGAAGCCAACACTAGAGTTACCAACGACAAGAACGTCGCCAATAGTAATTGTCGGAATACTTACAGTGTTAGCAATTTCAAAAGTAACAGAGCTTGAGTTAAACTCGAAGGTTTGGCTAACAGCAGTATTTGAAATAGCATTTGTATCAATGCTACCGAGCGCAGCAATTTCTTTAGAAAAAGCAGCGTTAGTAGACCAAGCAACTTCAATTGAGTTACCTAAAGCACCCGGATATTTAGCATTGAATGCGCCATACACACTCTCTTCAACAATAACAGCATTGTTCCCATCTAGAACGATAGAAGTACCGGTAGCAGTTTCTGAGCCATCATCAGCACGAACAACGTAAATAGCATTTGAATATGATAAGTAGTCCGATGCAGTGAAAAATGTTTCGTAGTTAGAATCCGTTGGTTTGCCAAAGCGGTCAACTAAATCATTTTCTGACGTAATCAGAATCGGATCGTTAGTTGGACCCCACTTAAAAATACCGGCAATTGCAGCTGGTGGAGTTGCAACGCCAGGAACTGTCTGACTTGCATCCACTTCGCGAACAATGACGGAAGGACTTACGGAAAAAGCCATGTTTTTCTCCT